AACGGGCGCGGGCGCTATACCGAGGCGACGGTGGACGCGCTGATGGCAGAGGTGTACGCGGGGAGGGGAAAGTGATAGACACGGCGTTCATCATTGCGTTGTTTTTCATAATGGTCTGGGCATACAGCGCCCTGGCCAGGAAGGGTAGAAAATGAACGAAATCGGTATTTTGACCGGCATTTTGATCGGGCTGTTCATCGGTGGGTTTGTGGCGCTCGTGGTAGTGTATTTGGAGGAAAGAAAGAAGTGAAAGCGCGTCATATCTGGTTGATCCTGTTCGGCGGGTATGGGATAGCAATGCAATTCGCTAAGGCGCTGGGGATGGTCAAGTCCTACAGCGTCACGGTTGTTATCTTTTTGTTCATTGCTTGGGCGATAGTGGCGCTGATTGCGCTTGTGGATTTATTCGATTGGGCAGCGTCTCGCAGGCGCGCAGAGCTGACCGAGCGCATCATGCGGCGGGCGGCGGAAAAGTGAGTGACGCGCCTACCCCGACGCTCGCTACCTCGCTGTGGCCACATCAACTAGACGCCTATCGGCGCGCCTATCTCAGATCGGGCTATTTGCTTGCGTTTGACATGGGCTGCGGGAAAACCTTGACGGCCATCGCCCTAATCGAGGCGTGGCAGGCCAAGCGCGTCTTGATCCTCTGCCCCAAGTCGGTGGTCGCCGTTTGGCCGCGTGAGTTTGCCAAACACGGCGCAAGCCAACGCATCCTTGCGCCGCTAGAGGGCGGCTCAGTCGCCAAGCGCCAGGCGCAGGCGGCGCAGATTTACGAGAGCGGTCAGCCGTTCGCGCTGATTATCAATTACGAAGCGGCGGCCAGAGCGCCGTTTGCTAGGTGGGCGGCTACGCACACCTGGGATGCGGTGATCCTAGACGAAGCGCATAGAGTTAAGGCCCCTGGAGGTGCAACCTCGCGCTTTTGCGCTAAGTTGCGCAATGTTTCCAAGCGGAGACTATGCTTGACCGGTACGCCCATGCCGCACAGCCCGTTAGACATTTACGCGCAATATCGTTTCTTAGACCCCAGCGTGTTCGGATTATCATTCACGACGTTTAAGCAACGCTATGCTGTGTGGGGCGGCTACGAAGGCCGCCAGCCGATAGCGTGGATCAATCAAGAGGAGCTAAACGCCAAAGTGTACAGCATCGCCAGCCGTGTAACCAAGCGTGACGTATTGACCTTGCCGCCGGTGACGCATGTTGAGCGGTACTGCGAGCTGGGGGCCAAAGCGAAGGCGGAATACAAGAGCCTGGAGCGCGATTTCTGGGCGTGGGTCGAATCGGCTGGGCAAGAGGTCACGGTAACAAACGCATTGGTCAAGCTCCTCCGCTTGCAACAGATGACGAGCGGCTTTGTGTTGGGGGATGACGGCGAGATTCCCGAGACGGATAGCGCCAAGGCGAGCGCCTTTAGCGACTGGTTAGAGGACTTGGCGCTAGACGAGCCGCTAGTTGTGTTCTGCCGATTCACGCATGACTTGGAAGTTATCGAAGGGATGTGTTCCCATGCGGGGCGCACAGTGGGGATATTGAGCGGTTGGCGTAACGACCTGCTGGCCTGGCAGCGCGGGGAACTTGATGTATTGGTAGTACAAATCCAGGCGGGGGCCGAGGGCATAGACCTGACCCGCGCCGCCTATGCCTGCTACTATTCGCTTGGCTTTTCGTTGGGGCAATACGAGCAATCGCTGGCGCGGCTGGATCGGCCAGGGCAAACCAGGCCGGTGACGTATACGCATTTTCTAGCGCAAGGCACAGTGGACACACAAGTCTATGCGGCGCTGCGCAAGCGCAAGGAAGTGGTCGAGGCGATCTTGCGCCGCGATGAATCGTCTATTGGCAGAGATTAGGTTATATGCTATACTGATTACATACTAGAGTAAGGAGAGAGAAGATGACTTACAAAGGATTGCTTATTACAAAAGATGCTTTTCGATGGATTGTAAAAGGGCTACCAAGTTGGGGGGATCGGCCGGGGGAGAATATTTATCGCTTTGCTACACTAAAACAAGCCAAAGCGTTCATAGATCGTATGACAGCATAGGAGTAGCAAGATGCGCCACTTGTACCGCTTCGCGCGTTTGATCCTATCTTGGGCGTGGTTGCATTGGACGATGCGCTACCATCTGGCCGCCGCGTTTGTGGTTTACGCTTGGCACAAATCGGGCGACGGGGCGGGGATGAAAAGCGACGGGGCGTTGGGGTTGGATTAGAGGAGGAGAGATGATCCAAGAGAGCGGCTGGTATGTGGAACTTCTTCGATCAAAGATTGACGATACTATTTTGGCAGCGCAAATCCTTACGAGTGATAGGGAAAAGATCGTTGCCCGCAATGTCTTGGGCGATGATAGCAAGACTGTGCTCGCCCGTGCTCGCGTCATGGCCGTCGCGCCCGAAATGTCGCAGCTACTGAAGCAGATCATGGCGGCGCATCGGGGGCAATTGCCTAGCGAATGCGCCGATCTGTACGGCGGCGGTTGTGGTTGCTCGCAATGCGAACAAGCGCGCGCGCTGTTGGCGCGCATTGAGGGGGAAGGATGAACGCGGCCAAAGCTGAGTTTTGGGGGAATATCGTCATGGCGTTTGTGGTGGGTTTCGTAATCGGCGTAGTTTGGGCTACATCCGTCTGGGAATCGCGGATGGTAGAGTCGGGCTATAAGCTGGTTCGTCAAACGCCCGCTGTGTCGCCGTGGAAAATGGCGACGATTACGCCGGTTGAGGAGGGGCGATGATTGACCACGCCCGTTATACCGAGTACCGGCCCGCTACGCTCACCGACGCCGAGGTGACGGCGCTGTTCACAGAGCGTTACGGCGCGCCGCCGCAAAGGATCATCCGCTACGGCGTGACGCTCTTGGCGGGGCCAAAGCCGGAACCGGCTGAGGCGGGGCTGTCGTGTGTGCAAATGGAATTGGAATTGGACGCCAATGGAGCGCCGCTTGCGATGCATATCACGCGCAACGGCGTGGGGCGCGTGGGGAGAATCAAGAAGGGGGAACGATGAAAGCAATGAGCAAACTGTTTGATTTGCCGCTGACAGTAACGCCCGCTGGGCCAGGAGCCAGCGCGGGGATCGTTGAGAGTGGGCGCGAATCATTTTATATGGCTATCATTTATAGGCTCACTAGCGGCAAAGTATCGGCTCTTGCTCGCGCCGAGGCGATGGTCGCGGCGGTGAACGAATACGACGAGGTGCGGGCGGTGATTGCGAACCTGCTCTATGCGCTGTTCCAGCAATGCAATGACGAGATGACATTGGCGCAATTTCGCACTTCGCCCGCAGTGGCGCAGGCCAAAAAATACGCCCGCGATTGGGCAGAGGGGATGACGAAATGACCGACGAACCGCGTGAGCAAGAGATTGCGCCGTGCCCCATGCGCGGGTGTGGGGGAGAGTGCCGTAAACAGCATACGCTAGGCACTCTATCAATCTGGTGGGTTGAATGTCGCAAGTGCGACTATCAAAGTCGGGTTTGCGATACTGAGGTCGAGGCCATCGCCGCGCACAACGCGCTGTGCGCCGACGTGAAAAGGGGCCGTGATGCGGCCAAGATCGAGTGGAGTCTGAGATATTTGATACAAGCGGCGCAGGCGGTGGTCCAAAACGTCTGGCCCGTACTGACTAGCAACGGGATTACCCTGTCGGTTAGTGCAATTGTTGATCTAAGAGAAGCGATAGGCAGAGGTCGCGCCGCGCTCGACACGGAGCAGGGCGAGGCCCCCAAGCCATGACGCGCGCTTATGCTTTCGTCACGCCAGAGGAGCGCGCCGAAATGGTCAAGCTCTTTCGGCAAGGCCACTCGCGGGCATTCATCGCGCGATTCATGGGGCGTAGTCTGCGCACTGTGCGCGACGCAATCAACACGGCGATAGCGAAAAGTGAGCCATTGCAACATTGTCCGGTGTGCGACGTGCTGATTGCGCCGGGCCAGCCTTGCCCCGATTGCGAGGCGGATAAACGAGAAAAACAATGGCGCGAGATGGAATTGGATACGCGCTTTGGCGGGCCGACGTTGCCGCCGATAGAGCGGGCGGTGAGAGAGGGGCCGCCGATGTGCGAGATACGATTAGGAGGATGAGCATGACTGATGAGGAGCTTATCGCGGCAATGGAGGCGGCGCTCGAAAGGCATGGCGTGAAAGCGCGGGTGCAAGCGTGTGTACAGGTTATTCATCCCATGCGGCGCGTGGTAGTGACAATGGCAAAGGGCAATCCCGTCACTGAACATGCTGTATATGACGCAGAGTTTGATCTAATCGAAAGTGGAGTTAATGACGTGGTCTTTGATCTCAAAATAGGAGGGTGAGATGGACGTGATATGGCATCCGATCAAGAGCGAGGCGGACTTGCCGACGGAATCGGGCGAATACCTAGTAACGATGTGTGATGGGCCGCTTGGCGCTCCGATAGCGCGGTATATGCGGATTGTTAATTATGATGTTAGTGATGAGACTGAGACATGGAGAGAAAAGCGAACTGAAGCGTGGTTCCCAGCCAAGTTCGCTTGGGATGGCGCCGGCTGGACTCGCGTCACCGCTTGGCGGCCCATGCCCAAACCGTATGAGGGGGGAGCATGAAACGTCTTTGGCGCTTGCTCAGTGTGTTGTGGTTGGCATTGCGCATCTGGCGCAAGCCGTGGCAACCCGCGCCGCCGCTCGATGACACCTATAGCCCGTTTGCCGACATTGATCTGGCAACGGCGTTTGTGGTGGCAAGGGGGCTGCTGTGAAAGCGTGTCCAAATCCGAATTGTTCCCATACCGAGCCGCCGCGCTTGGCGATCTGGGCAGATCGTCTTACTCGCGCTATTCGTTGCCCGTGTTGCCGTTTGCGTGGCCCGTGGGCAGATAACGACGTTGACGCCGTTGTGCTCTGGGACGCCCTGCCGCGCCAAGAGGACGCCGATAGGTTGTACGACGCGCTGGGCAAGATCGTCATCTGGGCAGACGCTTACCCGCCGGACGTGTTCCCGCCGTACAGCGATCAGAGCTTGGCGGAACTCAACGTCTTGCTTACAGCGCACGGCTATTCGCTGGACGCGCTGGGCGCGCAGATAATGCGGCATGTGGTCGAGGGCGTTGGCGACATAGCGCGCAAGGCGCTGGAGGTAAACGATGGCTGAAACCCGCCTCGTTGCAATCAGCATTGATCGCGTAACCATTAGCGATATTATGCGGATCACGCGCATGTGCAAGCTGGGCGCGCAACTCGCTACAGTGGATAGTCAAAAAGCGGGCGAGATGTTGGAGGAATGGTGCAAGTTGGCTCTGGCCCAAATCACCCGCTACACCAACTGCGCCCCCGACTTGGCGCAGTCGCTGTCAATGGTAGAGTTTGGGAACCTGCTACAAGCCATCTCGCGTGAAACCGAGGCGGCGCAAGCGCGGTGGGCGGCGGGCGATCATGCGCCCACAACGGCGCTGTGTACAGTGACGGTTGGCGAGGAGGTGAACGATGGTAACGGATAAGCAGATTGCGCAGTGGCGGGCGGCGTGCGACAAGGCGACGCCTGGGCCGTGGCGGTGTGAATGTGCAGACATTTGCGCCGACAATGGGCGGCTAGTCGCGGATTTTGTGCCTCATGGGGAGGATAGCGATTTTATTGTTATTGCCCGCGACGCCCTGCCCGCGCTGCTCGACGAGGTAGAGCGGCTGTGTGCGCGCCTATCATTGTTTGATCCGCCAACCTGCCCCAGATGTGGAGAGACGCAAGTATGGACGGTTGATGCGCGAAAGTTCGAGCGATGTCCAAAGTGCAAGTTAGCAATTGAGGACATCGCAGAGCAGGTGGGGGCGCTAAAGTGAACCACGGCAAGCGCGACGGAAACCAGGCCGAGATCGTCGAGGCATGGCAAAAGGCCGGGGCCAAAGTGATTCATCTTGATGACGTGCGCGATGGCTGCCCCGACAAATTGGTAGGCTATGCGGGCCATAATTGGCTGGCCGAGATCAAGACGGAAGACGGCAAGCTGACCCCCGCTCAGGTTGAGTTTTTCCAGACCTGGCCTGGGCAAAAGGCTGTGGTGCATAGCATCGAAGAGGGGTTGGCAATGATCGGGATAAGGAGCAAATGAGATGAAAGAGCGCCCGGTCATCCTTGCCGCTGACGAGGTGCGCGCCGCGCTCGACGCGCCAGAGGAGCCGCGCCCATGAAACTACCTTTGACGCTAACCGTTGTAACCAGTCGGCATGTCGCCGTTTACGATGCCGACGGGGACTATCTTTTCCCGATTGACGGTGCTGACGCGATTGATATTGGGCGCGCCGTTATCAACGCAGTCAACGAGCAGCCTGCGCTGAAAGAGAAGATCGCGCGATTGGAAGAGCTAATCAAGAAGTGGAGGTAGGGGACTATGAGCGACGAAGCAGTTATCCGTTGTCTCAACATTGCGATAGCAATTGTCGCGCTTGTTACCGTCGTAACGGCGGCGGCGGTGTTCATCGGTGAGACTTGCTATTGGCGACGCGTAGAGCGAGCTAACCCAGCGTCCGACGCGGGGACGGGGACGATTACGGGTACGGTTACGAGCACCATCACATGGGGCGATGAAAAGGAAGGGGACAAATGAGCGAGACGAAAAAGCGACAGAGCGGCAATTGGGGGCTGGCCATTATCTTGGCGATATGGCTGGCGATGACGCTTGGCGCGGGCTATCTGGGCGCGCCAAGCGTCACGCGCCGCTTCGAGCGTCAGGGCTATGTGCTCATCCAGGGCATAGACGGCGAGGCCGTGGCCACGGTGACGCCGGTGTTCGAGGAGTGGCGGAAATGACTGTATGGAATCTGTTGGCGTATGAGGTTGTAGACATGTTCATACGTCACATTGATGTGATGTTGCCAGTCCTCGTATTATTCGGGGTTCTTTCGTTACAGACTGGACTATTCTTCGTGGCGGGGCGGACTTGGCAACCACGCGGCACTCGGCGGGGAAACAGCCAGCGCGGCTTCACCCTGCTCGAGCTGCTGATCGTGCTGGCCATCCTGGGGATTTTGGTCGGCGTGGTGATGTTGGGCGTTGGCGCCGCGAGCGCGGGGATAGGGGGATAAATGAGCAAGGTTGTGATCGAGGGCGAGTTGTGCAGTTGGATGGCAGGTGAGCCTTTTGCTACGGTGATGGTCAAGAACCCGTCATATCCATCGCGCCCATGCAGCGAGGATTGGGCGTCTCTCTCGGGCCGCCGCGTGCGCGTGACGGTGGAGGCGATAGAGCCCGAGGTGGGGGATCGGCTCGCGGGGTGCAAGTGCAAAGAGTGCGGTGGGCCGCTAAGTGTGCGCGATTACACGGAAGGACACACCTATATCAAATACCCCTATGTTGTATGGTGCAAGCATTGTAACAGGGAGCGCGGGTCATACGCCGAATCTGCCGACGCCGCGATTGACGCCTATCTCGCCGCGCAGAAGGTAGAGCCGCGTTGTCCGCATTGCGGGGGCAAAATCGCAATGCTTGATCTGACTATCGGGGTGGGGCCTGATAAGGGGGCTGCATGGGCTGCACTGTGCAAGTGCGGTGCTCATGGTGATGGTGTGACAAAAAAAGCCGCGCTCGATGCGCTGAGGGCGTGGAAGATTGAGCCTAAATGCCCGTTCTGCGGAGGCAAAGTATGGTTCACAGCGCACACATGGGAAACCGTAGGCAAAGGACCGTGCAAAGTAGATTGCGCTTGCGGCGCTCATGGGGAAGGGAAGACGGTTCAGGCTGCGCTTGACGCGCTGGTCGAATACCTTGCGCCGTGTCCGCGATGCGGCAAGGGGGCGGGATACAGGGGTGAGAGATATATGCGAAATGGGAAGGAAAGTTGGAAGTGGAGTGCGATGTGTGCCGATATAGATTGCGGCATTCACTCGCCACAATATGACACCAAAGCTGCCGCCGCGCAGTGGTGGAATAAGCGCGCCCCTTGACAAAGCCTAGTCTATCTTGTATAATGTAAGTATTACGCGAGAGGAGGATCATATGGGGTACTATACGCGGTACGAGCTAGAGATTACGGTTTATGGCAGGGGTTATGAGGCAGACGGGAAAGAAATTGAGAAGGTGATCAAAGCCCTCAAAGCTTATCCGTTCGAGAATGGATGGGCGGCGGATGACCTGGTACGTTTGGCGCTTAACGGATACAGCGAACCGACCAAAGGTTACGAGTTTGCTTCGGCGTTGACCGCCGTTAGTGCCTCATTCCCTGATCTACTTTTCGAGCTACAAGGGCAGGGCGAAAACATGGGCGATGTATGGGTAGAGTATTTTCGCGCTGGCAAATGGCAGAAGCACACCTGGCAAACGCCGCCGCTAGACGAAAGCAAATGGGAGGAGACAAAGTAATGGACGCGCTACAAGAGATTGTGCGGCTCGAGGATCAAAAGACCGTACTCGAAGCGCAGCTCAAGCAGGTTAACGAATCTCTGGCCAGCGTCAAGGCCGACGTATTGACCGAGTTCGAGCAACGGGGGATGAACTCAGTCAAAGTCAATGGCCATACGGTCTATCTGTGGCATACCGTGCGCGCCAAGTGCCAGGGGGATCGCGAACAGGCAGCGGCGCTCTTGGAGGTTTACGCGCCAGGGTTGGTGCAAAAGATGTTCAACCTGAATACGGTGAGCGCCTGGGTGCGCGAGCTAGGCGAAAAGGACGCCAACGCCGACGAATTGACGGCGGCGCTGCCAACGGCGTTGGCCGGGGCGTTTGCGTTGGATGATGTGTTTGACGTTAGGGTAACGAAGGGGTAAGATCAAATCAGGAAAAGGAGTATTATGAGTGACGAATCAGTTCAAGAGGCTGATTGCTTAGTCAAAAGAATTAGCGAACTGGAGGATCAGGTACATTTACTATGGTGTACCATTTCCCCCACTGGGGTTGTCCCTTCATTTGGTGATGAATCACGAATATCCGGTTCTCCGTTGGGACAAGCAATTAATGACGCCGCCGTGCGCATTAAGCGCATCAGAGAGACAATTTTTTACCTTACGAGTGTAATCAAGACACAGAATGAATCCATGTGTGGGGTAGAAGTATTCGACTAACGCATTAGCTGCCCTGTCCGTGACAAACCGCGCCGGAGCATAGGCGCTAGACGGCGGGGCGGCCCGCGCGCGATAGAGAAGGAGGCGCAACAGCAACATTAGGCGGAATGAACGGTTAGGGAGACACACTAAAATCTTGTATCTTGGGAAAGGAATCTACTATGTCAAGCCTTATGACGCGACCTGAAACCTCTATTCAATTGCCTAACGCTGAAGAGGTGCGCGCCGTGCTACAAGCGAACGTCGGCGCGGGCGGCATGACCCTCTTTGACCTTGATCGCGTACAAGTGCCGAGCGGAAACAGCACAGCCTGGACAATCCCGACGCTGGACGGCGGCGAGGCTGCCAAGTCCTTTGAGGGCGTGATCGTCCATTGGACGGAGCGCCGCCGCTACTACGCCAACGCCTTTGAGCCGGGCGTCAATGCGCCGCCGGATTGCTTCTCCGATGATTGCGTGTACGGTAAGGGGGCGCCGGGCGGCGATTGCGCACAATGCCCTTACAATGCGTGGGGCACGGCGCACAACGCCAGGGGCGAGGCCACAAAAGGCAAAGCGTGCGGTCAGTATCGTTTCCTGTTCGTCTTGCGGGCGGGGGATGTGCTGCCCACTGTGGTGAGCGTGCCGCCAAGTTCGCTAAAACCGGCGCGCCAGTATTTCTTGCGTCTGGCCAGCAAGGGAATGCCGTACTATGGCGTTGTGACCAAGTTCGAGCTTGAAAAGGGCGAAATGATTGCGGCGATCAAGTTCTCACCTGTGGCGTCGCTTTCACAAGCGCAGCGCGCCGAGATGGAATCCTACAACAAGGCCATCGCCCCGCTCTTGGGGCAGATGCAGTTCGAGGATAACGATTTCGTGGCCACTGAACCCAGCGTCTAACCGATAGTATCCTATGATCCAGCCGGAGGCGTTGCGCCTCCGGCTTTTTACCCCTAGACACAAGAATCGGAGAGGCCCTCTATGACCGATCCGCAGAGCGACGTAACGCGCCGATTCCTAAGCGCGCTGTACGACGGCAAAGACCCCGCGCACTATATCCTGATCTGGACGCCGACGCGCTCGCGTCTGAGCAAGTGGTTCACCGACATTGACAAGGCGGCGGCGCACGGCTTGACGTGGGCGGGGGAAGCCAGGGACGTGTACTTTGGCTTGGGGCTGACCACACGTGATAGAGGATCAAGAGACCGCTGCCCCGCCGCCGAGATCGCGGCCATCCCCGGCGTGTGGGCGGATGTGGACTATGCGGCCAGCGTTCATCAGAAGCAGAACCTACCAGACAAAGATCAAGCCTTATATTTGATCCGTTCTATGCCCTATCAGCCGACCATCATCGTGCACAGCGGCCACGGCTGGCACGCCTATTGGCTGTTTAAGGAGCTGTGGACGTTTGCAGATGATAGCGAGCGTCAGAGCGCCGCCTGGTTGGTGGAGCAGTGGCAAGCGTTTCTGCGCTCGAAGGCCAGGGCGGGGGGCTGGACAGTGGACAGCACCCACGATCTGGCGCGCATCCTACGACTACCTGGGAGCTACAACCAAAAAGAGCAACCCGCCATGCCGGTCAGCGTCCTGACGTGGGACGGCCCGCGCCTGACTGGGCCGATGGAGCTAGAGGAAATCTTAGGCGAGCCGCCCAGAGCGGCGGGCGCGCCCGCGCCGGTCAGGACGCCGAGCGAAGCGCCGGGGCCGTTCGTGCTAGACCCCGCCGCGCAGCCGCCCTTCGAGAAGTTCAATGCGCTGATTGCCAATGATAAGAAGTTCGCGGCCTCCTACAAACGCGAGCGGCCTGATATGCAAGATCAAAGCCCCAGCGCCTACGATATGAGTTTGGCGGCTATCGCATTCATGGCGCGCTGGACGCCGCAAGAGGTGGTAGACCTGCTGATCGCCTCACGCCGCGAGGCGGGGCAAGACTTGAAGCTCAGGATGGACTACTACCAGAGGACGTTAGATCATGCGGGCAAGACGGCGGATCGGGCCACCGCCGCCGACGAATTCAATACCCTAAAGGCCACGGACGACGGCGCGCTGGGCGTCATAGCGCGCTACTTACACATCCCCGTCACGCGGATCATCAAATACCAGGCCACGCCGGATAGCATCTACTACTTGGAGGTTGAGGGCAAGGGCAAAATCTGCTTGGGCGACGTGGGGGTGTTGATAGATCAAGCCAAGCTGCGCGTGAGGATTGCGGAACTGGCGGGCATTTACTTTCGCGGCGTGGCTAAAGACAAATGGCCGGACGTGGCCGACCTGCTACTGGCGCTCTGCGAGGTGGAGCCGCTAGGAGAAGAGGCCGACGAATCGGGTAGGACGCTGGCATGGGTCAGGGATTACCTTGCGGCGCGCAACATCGAACCCAGGCCGCAAGCCAACAGCCGCTTTCCGTTCATAGACCCCTCGGACGGCGCAACTTGCATACAGATGGATAGCATCAAGGAATGGCTGCAATGGGAGCGAGCGGAGAAGCTATCGCGTCGTCAGATCGCGGCCTATCTGCGTTCTGCGGGGTTGGTCTATCGCACGGTGGGGTGTAGGGACGCCGACAACAAGGCGACCACGCGGGGCGTATGGGCGCTATTGACAGAAGTTAGGGAACGTGCTATAATTGAAAATGAGAGGGGGATAGAGTGACAGATCAAATCATCATTGACATTGCGGATTGGGCTGAGGATGCGCGGCGCGCCGAGGTGGACTTTGCCGACAAGGACGCGCTACTGGCAGAGCACGTCAAGAATAAGTGGACGCCGCTCAGAACGGGGCGCTTAGCGATTGCGGCCAGACACATCGGGCGCGCGCCGGAAGGGATTCTGCCCGCGTGCAAGATGTTGCTCAACACGGGGGCAGCAGTGGACATTGTGCTCACCTTTGCGCGCAAGCGACGTAAGGCGCGCGTTGACGGCAAGGAATACATGACACGCGAGTTTGTGGGGGCCGTGGCCGATGAGGAGGGCTTCGTATCACCGGGCGAGACCTATGTGACTAGCGCCAGCGACGAAGGATCAACGCGGGCGCGTGAATACCTGGAGAATACCGTGCCGGGCCACATTTGGAGCCGCTTATTGATCCTGGCCGAACACGGCGCGCCCGTGGGGGAGATCGCCGAGGCGCTGAAAACGCGCATTGATAAGATGGTAGAAAAGTTGACGCAAGAAGTCAGCGAGACGGTGTAGCCCAGTTCAAATATGCGAGCCAGGCTGCCAGTGTAATCCACTCACCTCATGCGAGCCGGATTCCCAATGTATCCCTAATGTGGAATGCGAGCCAAGCCGCGTGTGTAACCCATAAGCTAAATGCGAGCCAGTTGCCCCTTGAAACCCAACCGAAAAGCGCGAGCCACGTTACCCGTGTAATCCAAGACTAGGTTGCGAAAAGGAGAAGATCATGGAAACCGAAACCGAGTACGAGGTAGAAGAAGAAGAGTTAGAAGAGTCTCGCCCAGCGCCGCGCCCGCGCAAGCGCGCCGTGCTCTGGCAAACCTACCAGTTCTGGAATGAATTGGTCGAATGGCGCAAGCGTCACACGCTACGATTGAAGGCCATTGAGCGCGGCGTATCTAACATGGATGCGCCCACCGAACAGGCGTTCATGGATGCGCTCAACATTGATGCTCAGGTTGCGCAGGCTAAGAAATTGCTTGTGACTCAGGCCGAGGTCAGTTGCGGGCCGGTGTGGGATTGGGTCACAAGCATCAAGGGCCTTGGCGCGGGGCCGTTGGCGGCGCAGGTGTTAGCGCAGATTGACGACATTTCCAGCTTTGATACCGTGAGCAAGCTCTGGCGCTTTTGCGGCTACGCCGTGATCGGCGGCAAGGCAGAGAAAAACAAGGAGGGCGAAAAGAGCCACTACAACGCCCGACTGAAGAGCATCTGCTTTCTGATAGCCGATCAATTCATCCGCCAGCAGACGCCGGTGTATGTGGACATTTACTACAGCGAAAAGGCGCGGCAGCGAGCCATGTATCCCGTACCGGTATGCCGCATGTGCCAAGTGCCGTGGGCGGAATGTCAAAGCAAGAAGACGCACAAGCAACTTTACAATGACGCGCACTTGCACAACCGCGCCTGGCGCAAGATGGTCAAGATTTTCTTGCAGAACCTCTGGATTGTCTGGCGGCAAGCGGAAGGCTTGCCGGTGAGCGAGCCGTTTGCGGCGCGATTGGGGCATACGCACTTTGTGACGCCGGAGGAAGCCACCGCAGGCATGTAATCCAAGATTGACATGCGAGCCATATTGAGGATGTAACCCTTCCAAGTCGTGCGAGCCAGACTGTGAGTGTAACCCATTACGATAGTGCGTAAAGGAATCGAATGCCCGAATACTTAGTACTAGGCCCGCCGGGGACAGGCAAGACGACCTGGCTAAAGGATCAAATCGTCAACGCCGTTGAGAAGCGCGGCGAGGACGCCATTCTATGCCTCTCATTTACCAAAGCGGCGGCGGTGGAATTGGCGGGACGCGATCTGCCTATCCCGCCAGAACACGTCAGCACGATTCACGCTTGCTGCTATCGCGCAATGGGGCGGCCCACCATCGCAGAGACCAAGCTCGACGAATGGAACGCGCAATGCCCCGCCGCCTATCACCTGTCAGGGGGCAAGGTGGACGTGGATGAGCCGCTGGAATACGAGGCGGCGGGCGAGGGCGACGACCTCTTGCAAAAAATGAACCTGCTGCGCGAGCGATTGACGCCGTTCGAGCTGTGGCCGCAAGAGGTCGCCAGCTTTTCAGGCGTGTGGCAAGATTGGCTGATGGATAACGAATACACGGATTTTACGGGGATGCTCGAATGGGCCTACAAGCACACGGAGCAAGCGCCGGACGCGCCCAGCGTTATCATGATTGATGAATCGCAAGATAGCAGTAAACTGCAATGGACTCTAATCCGCAAGTGGGGGCGGCGCTGCGACGACCTGATCTGTGTGGGCGATGACGATCAGATTCTTTACGCTTGGGCGGGGGCCAGCGTGGAAAGCATGTTCAACCCGCAAGCCAAGCAGATCATCCTAAAGCACTCTTGGCGCGTGCCGCGCGCCGTACACGCCGCCGCCGTCAAGTGGATAGGGCAAGCGCACACGCGCCTACCAAAAGAGTACCTGCCCCGCGAGGCTGAGGGCAGCGTGGGGCGACTGGAAGGCACAACCTGGAAGACGCCGGATCGCATCCTAGACGTAATTTCCGAGGCCGAGAGTCAGGGGCAGACGACGATGGTTCTGGGGGCGTGCTCTTATATGCTGAACCCCACATTATCATTCCTACGCTCGCAAGGCATTCCCTACCACAACCCCTATCGCCGCAAGCGCGGCGACTGGAACCCACTGCGAGGGGCGAAGGGCGTGACGATGGTGGATCGGCTACTGGCCTACACGCGGCCACAAGAGGGGGTCTATGGCCATGAGGCGCGGATGTGGACGTGGCGCGAGGTGCAACGGTTTGCGGGCGTCTTGCGGGCTGAGGGGACTTTGCGACGCGGGGTGAAAAAGGCGCTAGAGGATTGGCCGAAGGGGGAGCTAGATCATGAGGCGGACTTAGAGAAATTGCGCACGGAGATATTCGAGGAGAGTGCTTTGGGGCCGGTGTTCGACGGCGACACACGCTGGTATCGGCAAAACGTTCTGGCCGCCAAAGCCAAACTCTTAGACTACCCGTTGGCGGTCTTGGAGCGGCGCGGCCTGAGCGGGCTGCAAGAGCCGCCGGGGGTCGTGGTCGGAACGATTCATAGCGTCAAAGGAGGCGAGGCGTCCCGCGTGGTGCTGTTCCCCGACCTCTCTTTCGCCGGTTGGCGCGAATGGGCGGCGGGCGGCGCGGCGAGAGACGGCGTGCTGCGCCAGTTTTACGTCGGGATGACCAGGGCGCGGGAGAGCTTGCAAGTATGCGCGGCGGTCAAGGACGCGCCAAGAGTGGAACTTGGGATTTAGGAGGGGAGAGTGGAGTACCAAGAGTTTTTGAGTAAAAAGCAAGTTGACGTAAAGGCGAGTGGGTTCGAGGTCGCAGATAGCGATATTAACCCCGCGCTATTTGACTGGCAGCGAGAGATAGTCAAGTGGGCGTTACGACTTGGCAAGGCGGCGCTATTTGAGGAGTGTGGGTTAGGTAAGACATTTCAGCAGCTCGAATGGGCGCGGCATGTTGCAACGTATACCAATGGTAAAGTATTGATCTTGACGCCCCTAGCTGTGGCGCATCAGACAGTCAACGAAGGCCGTCGGTTCGGAATTGCAGCACGTTATTGTAGGTCGCAAGACGAAGTGGAGCAGGCGCAAGAGCGGATCATCGTTACGAACTATGACATGTTGCAGGCTTTTCGCCCCGACTACTTCCACGGTGTAGTGTTAGACGAAAGCAGCATCCTAAAGGCTTTCACCGGCGCTACTAAGCGTATGATCTTGGATGCTTTTGTTAGCACGCCATACAAGCTGGCATGTACTGCCACCCCAGCCCCAAACGATCATCTAGAGCTTGGCAATCACGCACAGTTTCTAGACGTGATGGAATCAAATGAGATGATAAGCCGTTGGTTTATCAACGATTCTATGCAAGCCGGGAACTATCGGCTAAAGGGACACGCCGCCAAAGACTTCTGGCGCTGGGTCGCATCTTGGGCAGTATGCGTCTCGTTGCCTAGCGATTTGGGTTATGAGGATGACGGGTTTCTCTTGCCGGAGCTAAGGCTACATGACCAGCGCGTCGGGGTAGACCACAAGCGAGCCTTTGCCGAGGGGCGCTTATTCCTAGATGGTACGGTATCGGCCACGGCGATGTGGGCCGAAAAGCGGGCGACTTCGCAGGATCGTTGTAACTTTGCCAAGAGCATCGTAGGCGAATCTAGCGAGCCGTGGGTATTGTGGTGTGATACCAATGACGAGGCGGACAAGCTGAAGGAGCTGTTCCCTAACGCGATTGAGGTCAGAGGTTCGGATAGCGTTAGCTCCAAAGAGAAGGGGCTGAACGCCTTTAGCAGCGGGCAGTCGCAGATTATCATTACCAAGCCGGACATAGCGGGGTTCGGGCTGAACTGGCAACACTGCCACAATGTCGTTTTTGTCGGCGTAACATATAGCTTTGAGAAGCTGTACCAGGCCCTACGGCGCACTTGGCGCTTTGGGCAAACCAAACCGGTAGATGCTTATATTATTTATGCGGAAAGCGAAGGGAGTATCATGGAGTCCATTAGCAAAAAGCAAGAGGCGCATGCGGAAATGCAAGCCTCGATGCGAGAGGCGATGAGGGAATCCGGGCTATCTAAGGTGTCTGGCCATAAGCCGCTCTCTGCAACGGAACACGACTTGGCGCAAGGGCGAGATTGGACATTGTACCTAGGCGATTGTATAGAGACGACTAGAGAGTTGCCATCCGAAAGCGTCCACTTTACGATCTTCTCCCCGCCGTTTAGCTCGCTATACATTTATAGTGATGCTCGGGCCGATCTAGGAAATAGTGCCAGCGATGCAGAGTTTTTCGAGCATTTCAGTTATTTGATTCCTGAGCTATATCGCGTCTCCGTGCCAGGCCGATTATGCGCCGTACATTGCAAGGACTTGCCGCTTTACATGAATCGCGATGGGGCGGCAGGGCTAAATGACTTTCCAGGGGCCATCATTCGAGCGTTTGAGCAAACCGACTTAGCACAAGATGATCCGCGTAAGATTAGCGGCGGGCGATGGGTCTATCACAGTCGCGTGACAATCTGGAAAGACCCCGTCATCGAAATGCAGCGCACCAAAAACCACGGATTGCTTTACAAGAACTTGCGATTGCGCGGGCAAGTCACCAGGCAGGGGATGGCCGATTATCTGGTCGTTTTTCGCAAGTGGAGCGATGAAGGGATGGAAATTGCGCCGCCGGTATTGCATAGCCGTGATGATATGCCGCTAGAGGTCTGGCAGCGATACGCCTCGCCGGTGTGGTTTGACATAGACCAAACGGACACGCTGAACTTTCGCATCGCTAAAGAGGCGCAAGACGAAAAGCATATCTGCCCATTGCAACTAGGCGTTATCGAGCGATGTGTCGAGCTGTGGACGAATCCTGACGAGGTGGTGTTTTCGCCCTTCGCTGGGGTGGGGTCAGAGGGCTACGAAACGCTAAAGCTGCGACGGCGTTTTGTGGGGATTGAGCTAAAGAGGGCCTATTGGGAATGGGCAATTCGCAATCTAACGGATGCCGAGACGCAACAGGGGCAAAGTAGCTTGTTTGATTTGATTCAGGAACCCGTTGAGGAGACTATCTAATGACCGCACAAGAGATCAAGCAGCGTTACTATCTCTGTTGGCTACGTGAGCTGAACCTTTCCGAGCGCGTCTATGCGCTGGGCAGCGCGTTCGACGCCGACGTGCTTTCGACGGGGTGTTCCTGGCAATGGGCGATCAAGCATCTGCCCCACAGCCCCCGCTTCTTGGCGCGACTGATCTTGGGGCCGGAGGCGCGCAGTAGGGATGTAACGTATCTGGCGGGCAAGATTATCATTTGGGATGTTTGCCAGGAAAAGGGGAAAGTAGAATGGCAGTGACAAAGTTGACGGATCGTCTCGCGGCCTGGGCCGCCGCCTGGCAAGCGGCGCAGCAACGCTGGCGTGAGGCTACAGCCATGCAACGGGCGCAGATCGGCTTGGCCACACGCAAGAGCAAGACGCGCCTAGATCGGGGTCATCACAAGCAGTACGCCAGCCTGAACCAAGATAAGCCCGCCGCGCGGCGCAGGCGGCAGATGGAACGCAACGCGGCGAAAAGGGCGGCAAGAGAGGCGCGCAATGGCTGACCTCTATCAAGAGCGACTGGCGCGCCTGAAAACGCTGTGCGGCGAAAAGCCGCCGATGATGCTGACTTTGCGTGTGGCGGCGCTTGTGCTAGGCGTCAAGCGTAGCACGCTGGCCGAGCGCGTCCGGCGCGGGTACTTCGAGAACGCGGCCAAGAACGGCAATATGTGGATGTTGCCGACGAACGAAGTGCTGAACCACCAGGCCGTCATGCGCACGCCGACGGCTTGGATGCGACTGCAAGAGGTGTTGGAGGATGGCAATATGATTGTAACAATCAGCAAGCCGGGAGTGAAGTATCGTACATGTATCACAGGCGCAGGGGATTTGTACGTGGGGGGTGTTGGAGCGACGCCGCTCATGGCGCTGACCGAGGCGCTGGAAGGATGGCCGACAAAATGACCGCCTCGCAGCGCCGCGCCCTGGAATCCGAGATCGTGGCCGCGATCCTGGCCTATCTCAAGTCGTTGCCTTGCACCAAAGCCTACAAGCTGCACGGCTCGATTTACTTAGGCAAAGCGCCTGACATTATCGGCTGCACACACGGGCGCATGTTTGTGATCGAGGCCAAAGTGCCGGGCCAGGAACCCGACCCAGGGCAGGCGGCGGAGTTACGCCACTGGGCGGCGGCGGGGGCGCTGGCGTTCTGCGCGCATGGGGTAGAGGAGGTAAAAGATGCGTTTTTATCTTGGGGACAGGGTTAGGATCGTCGGCACGAAATGCACCGGTGTCATTGTGGAAATCACGCGTTCCTACAATAGCAAGACAGGCAAGGCACACCGCACGCGATATTACATCTCTTGGCACGATCCTTATGGGCCAGAGCGCCAAGACATTGCTTTTCGAGCGCGGCAGTTAGAGCTTTGCGACCCTGCTAAAATCGCCCCTTGACAGATTTTAAGCCATGTGCTATACTGTAAGCATAAGATAGAGCGAAGGGAGACCGAGATGGACGCCACTTTCGAGAGAATGCTAAGACGCCCGCCGCAAACCGCCCGTACTTGGGCCGATCATTACATCAGCAATCACATCTCTTGCGGCAATCACATCACCGACGCTGTAATCCAGAAGCACGCCGAGCGCGATGGATTGCAAGGCCGCGAGGCTGAGCGCGCCGTCGAGATGGTGCGGGAGTGGCTGAACGGGTAAGGATCAAGGCCGCCGCGAATATCTCGCGACGGCTTAGTATTTGGAGAGGAGAGAGGTTATGACGCACTATAATCGTCGCACGCCGGACATGAGCTATGAGGATTGGCTTGCTCGCGTATGCGACGCGGCCAGCGACTTGTGCGCCGATCCGCACTTCGACGCGCTGCAAGTGACCGACTATGCCACACGGCTGCACACCTGGCAGACAGGTATTGATGTAGAGCGCGCCAGTTACCACTGGATGATGCTGTGGTATGAGCGCCTGGCCCGCGAAATGATCCTGGCGGGCGACGGCGAGGACTCCACACCGGAATGGTTCGCTCAGGCGCGGGCGCTCTTGTGCAACGCGCTGCGCGTACAAGAGGATATGCTCGCTGTGAAGGTCGCGGAATGGCGCGCCACCAATACGCCGCCCTGGTTGGCTTATTGGTGGATCGCGGAGTTAACCAATTTGGCAGTAGAATAGAGGAGGAATGATGGGCGAACAAAAGTGGCGATTGAAGGGGACAGGGATTGTAGGACGTTTAGGCACAAGTTACGGCGATGGTACTAAGGCATTCAGCCCAGATGGTTGGAGCGCGGGATGCTTTATGTCCGTCTATCCCGACATGCTTGAACCCGCCGACATGCCAGCGGGCACGATAGACGACCTGCAACGCATGGTTGACAAGCTATTCCGCAACTACCCGTGGCTGCGCGACGTGTTGGCCGCGTTGCCCAAAGAGAACGAACCCGAACCTAGCCTGTGGCAGCGCATTGCGGCTACTGATCGTCGCGTTCTTGCGCTTGAACTTGCGCCCGATCTGGAGCAGCGCGTCAAGGACATGGATGCGCGGTTGCGGTTTATTGAGGACGCGCTTGGCGACGAGGTGGTATTTACGGCGTCGGGAGCTACAAAGGAGATTGAGGAACTCAACCGCCGCCTAGCCGTGCTCGAAGATCGCCTATCGCCACGGGCTGCGGGCGTCAATCCCGCGCCGGATCAGCCGCTCAAGGTGGGCGACGAGGTGTGGGTGAGGGGCAAGTTGATGGTCGTAGACAAAGGGCTTTTTAGAGTTGATTTCCCAGATGACACTGCTTGGCTCTGTAAAGACACTGAGATCAAGCGCGCCTAGCGCGCAACAGGAGGATCAATGCCCTACTACGATTACAAGTGCAGCCAGCAGATCGCCGCGCAAGACTATTCATTCGAGGCCCTGATTATGGCGGCCATGCGGCAGGCCGATAATAAGAATCTGGAGGCGCTGAAGGCAGCATTCCCACAGGTGTACCAAGAGTTGCTGGATCGCTACAATGCGCCGGGCGGTAGGTTAGGCAGCGAGCGGAATGAGGTGTTCGGCTAGAAACGCACAAGCGAGCAAGGGGTCAGGTCAAACGGCTTGGCCCCTTCTTTTTATTTTGCCCCTTGACAGATTTTAGGTTATCCTGTATAATGTAAGTATAAGACAGAGACGCAAGAGAGGAGACCCGATGGACACACAAGTCAAGCACACCATGACCGCCGAGACCGCCACTCACTTTGAGCGTTACAGCGATGCGAACACCTTGATCCTGGCCCGCGCCGCGCAAGAACATGGTTGCCAGTGCCAAGCCTACAGCGATTGGTTCACCTACAACCGCTGGGCTGCGCAGGGCTACCAAGTGCGCAAAGGAGAGCACGGCGTCAAGATCGGGACGATGATCGAAAAAGCCACTGAGGATATGAACGGCGTCCAGATTGTGACCAAGCGCCCCTGGATGACCACCGTGTTCTGTCGCTGCCAGGTGACAAAGAAATAGGAAGTCTAGCACACGCTGGCCCTTGCAAGATCACACTTGCAAGGGCCATTTTGCTATTTTACTATTACTACATTTCTAAAAAAGTTTTGATGGGGATGAAAGCTAAAAAGTTGTAAAATAAGTATTGACCTCCGAGCGCCTCTCTATAGGGCGCGTTCTTTTACAGTGTGTATTAAGCCATCTGTGGTATAATGCACGAAAATCTGTATACTTACCACGATAACTACTTGCGAAGTAGTAAAATAGTAAAATGAAGTTGCATGGTATTCTGCGCTTTTGTGCAGTTTGCTAAAAATGGCGGTGCAAGGATGCAACCTATTTTACTACTTTTGCAAGTAGTTATCAAAGCCAATTGCTGCGCCTTGCGTTTATGTGCGCTGGACACAGAAGAGAGCTTGACCCTTTGATGCGCTTATGGGTATTCACGAAAAACATGCCTATACTGAATTGCGCTTTATTGATCTTATTTGCCATCAATTCGGTAGACATAACATTCTTCAATGACACACTTGACAATCACTTTTTGTCAAGTAAAATCGCTCTATGGCGTGCTGCGCTTTACGCAGGCGTGTGGTTTTCTAGGCGGTCAAGTTGACCATAACGGCCTCTGCGCGCCAAAATCGGGCGGCGGCGCGCGTTTTGCACCTTAGATGCACATCCCATATACTTATTTTTGCATGTAACTATAATTGTAAAATGATTGTAAAATGCATGATTCATTGCAAAATGCGCCGCGCTTGACGGCAAGGGTGATATACGTTATAATGATAGCGGAGGATTGTAAAGTGCATTCTGAATCGTATCTCACCCTCACCGAATCTGCCCAACGCAAGGGCGTCCACCGCTGGCAGCTCTATTACGCCGTGCGCACGGGTAAGATCGCCCCTGACCACACGGCGTCTAAGACGTTCTATTTCTACCCTGCCACCATTGACGCCTGGCAGCCGCAATCGCGGCGCAATGGCCGCCCACGCCACGGGCGCTATCTGTGCTTTCCGCCGGATCGCGTGCTCTTGGTGGATGTGGCCCGCGCCTTGGGCCTGCACGTCTGGCAGGTGCGCCGCCGCGTTCAGCGCGGCCTACTGCCCACGCCACACAAAGACAAGGGCGTGTGCTATTATCATGTGGGGGAGTTGGTAGGTCATGACCGAAACACCTAACCCCTGGGACAGGCAAACCCTCCCTGACGGCGAACAAGAGCCGGCGCGGTGGTACGCTTTGTTTCAGCGGTTCCTCAATCTAGGGCCGACGCGCAGCCTGGCAGAGGCGGCGAATGTGTGGCGCGCTGAAAACAACCAACAGGCGCGGAAAAACGCCCCACATTCGTGGATAAACGCTTGTGAGAAGTGGTCTTGGCGCGCCCGCGCCGCCTCCTGGGACTTGTACTGTGTGCAGCGAGACCGCGACCTGAAAGAGCAGGTGCGCAAGGCTAGGGCCGACGCCTGGCTCAAAGCCGAGCACGCTCTTGGGATGCAGATAGCCGAGAAAACGGAGCAGATGCTCAAAGCCTTTACGCCGGTCACAGTGCGGCGTGAAGAGGACGGCAAGACCATCATCCTCACGCCGACGGATTGGAAAGCGCGGGACATTGCGGCGTTGGCGCAAGCGGCCAGTAAGTTGATCCGATTGAGCACGGATATGGACACAGAGCGCAAGCATGTGACCATCGAGGACTTGCTGAGCCTCTTGCCGCCGGAATATCGGGATAAGGTCAAAGAGGAGTTGGGGAAGGGAGAGGAATGAAGTGCGCCGTTGACGGCTGCCTTTCGGTGGCCCTGTTCGCGTTTCTGCGTGAGGGCCACATGGCCCCGTGCTGCCTAAAGCACTTTCAGCATCAACTTGACGCGATCTTGGAAGAGCACGCCAAGCTCGTTGACATTGCTGTGCCACACTTGGGCTATTCGCCGATGCTCAAAGACTTGCAAACGCAGCTCGACGCGCTGGCCAGCGACGAGGCGGGAAGGGAGAATTGAGATGGCTAGTGAATTGATTCTTGATGACTTTGTTTTTGCGCCTGTTTGCCACAAATGCGGTTGGGAGGTTGTAGAATGGGTTTACGTCGAAGCTGTTACCTTTGGGCGCGAGCTGGCGCCTGAGTATTTGTGGCTGACTTGTCAGCGATGCGGACATGTATGGGGGATGAAACCTAAGAGTGACAAGAAAAATGCAGACGTGTGAGACGTGCAAGTGGTGGAATAAAGAGAACAATTTGAGCGAGTGCCAATTGCCTGTCGGCCCCGACTATGACGGATTGCCTGAGCCGTTAGCCACATTCCACGCCATGAAAACCGATATTCCGATCAAGACCTTTGCTAACTTTCACTGCGGGCAATGGACGGAGACGCCGCATATCATGATTGCCTATGCAGGTCGGCCAGAATGACCTCCTCTCTCCCCGACCCGCGCACGCTGGCCCGCGCTCTGAGGCGGCTGTACACGCCGCAAGAGATTGCGCGTGTGGCCGCGCCGGTCAGCGACGCCTACGCGGATTTCCGCCGCGTTTATCGTTGGCGCATCGGGGACTTTGCGCGTGATTGCTTTGTGTGGCCGCAAGGCGAAGGACTAACAACGTATCAGTATGAAGTATTGACGGCTATCAAGCCAAGAACACGCGAGGCTGTTCGAGCGGCGCACGGGGCGGGCAAAACTACGCTTGCGGCAATGGCGATTCTTGGTTTTGCGCTTACGATGGACATAGACGAGGACTGGAAAATCCCCACCACAGCTTCGGCGTGGCGGCAACTAATTTATTATCTTTGGCCAGAGGTTCATAAGTGGGCGCGGCGTCTTGACTGGAATAAAATCGGACGCGCGCCATTTACGCGCCTAGAACTAATGACCATGAGCCTCAAATTGAATACTGGTGAGGCGTTTGCGTTGGCCTCTGATCGCCCGTCTAGTATGGAGGGCGCGCACGCGCGCGCAATGCTCTATGTATTCGATGAAGCTAAGGCCATTCCTGACCCGATTTGGGATGCTATCGAAGGTGCGTTTTCCGGCGATCAAGTAGCGGGTATTTGCGCCATAGCAATCAGTACGCCAGGCGAGCCGGCAGGTCGGTTTTACAACATCCATGCTTGCAAACCAGGGACGGAATTGTGGCGCAAACGGCATATCACACTCAAAGAGACCTACGAAGCGAGGCGGATTGACCCTATATGGGTCGAGCAAATGAGACAGTTGTGGGGCGAGAACAGCTCGACATTCCAGAACCGCGTATTGGGTGAGTTCGCGGCGCAAGATGAATATGGGATCATCCCCCTATCGTGGATCGAAGAGGCGCAAGGGCGCTGGCAGGACTGGAAAGTGCAAGGATCGCCCGGCAAGGTCACGGCAATCGGCTTCGACGTGGGCGGGGGCTTGGGTGGCGGCGACCTCTCGACGATTGCGCTCGTGGTGGACAATCGCATCGTCTCAGAGATACGCGCGATCCCCAAAGCCCTAGACCCCAGCGTCGCCACGATGGAATTGGCGGGCCAGGTGCTAGGGCTGTGCAACGCCTACACCCCGCGCTGGGTAGTGGGCGACGTGATCGGACTAGGGGCAGGGGTGGTGCAACGATTACGCGAATTAGGCGTCGGCGTGATCGGGTTTAACGCCGGGGAAGGCACAGCGGTCACAGACAAGAGCGGGGAGCAGGGCTTTATGAACTGGCGCGCGGCGGGGTGGTGGTTGCTGCGCGAACTCTTAGAGCCTGAGAGCGCAATCCAGCTTGCCTTGCCGCAAGACGACGAATTGCTGGGCGACCTGGCCGCACCGCGTATCAAGCGGCGAGACAGCAACAACCGCATTGTGATCGAGGCCAAAGACGACATCCGCAAGCGCATCGGGCGCAGCACAGACCGCGCCGACGCCGTGATCCACGCCCTGATCGGCCCCGCGCTGTGGTTGGAGGCGCAAGAGGAGGGGCAGAGCGAGGTGGTATATATGGGGCCGAATACGAAGTGGTACTAAGCGATGCTTGTGTGAAGGCAGCGCGGCTGATTGCCATACGCGACCTGCTTTCGGGTGGAATGTATGGCACACGCGACCTAGCAGAACGGCTGGAAGTGCCTCAGCGTGCCATCCAGCGCGACCTGCTTGATCTACAAACCGCGCCGCTGTACACGCCAATTATCGAGGAGGGGAGGAAGTATCGAGTGAATGCATTACGAGAGTGCCTGACCCCCGCTGACTTATTGGCGCTGGGGTTAGGGTTGAGTCCGTTGGATAGGCCGTTAGAGCACTTACCGATTGGCGCGGCGTCGTGCATTAGCGGTAAGCCGCTCACGATGGGCTATCGGGCGGCGGAGTTCGTAACCAAGAGCATGGTTTCGCCGCACGAGGTGTTTCAGGGCGCGTTGAACGGCTGGATCAGCGACAACGAAGCGCGCTGTTTTGCCAACAGCGCGCCGTCGCTAGGGGCGCTGCTAACGCGGCAGGTGATGGTGTTCGAGGACGGGACATACTATCGCCCGCTCATCAACGTAGAATCGGCGGCCAAAGAGGACCGCCCGTGCTGGCGCGATTTGGTTCGCCAGGTGTGGCCGGAACGCAAGGGACAAATGGCATTGACCATCCTGACCACTGACCTGAAAAAGCGCCTTTGGCATATGGCGAGGGTGGGGCCGTTAGGTCATAAGACGCCGGTGTACCTGTACGATGGGCCAACGGCGCAATCGGCGGACATAGACTGGCCCGCCATGCTTGACTGTTTAGCGGTGGTAGAACGCGCCTATGGGTTGGGGTTCTCGAAACAGGCTATCCGTGAAAGCCTGTTCCGGCATACGAAGGCGCTGAAAGAATTGGGGTTGGGGCCGACCCGCGCATTGGACGCGGAACTATCCATATGGCGCGGGCGGCCAGAGTTCATAATGGCGACATTGATCGCCCAAAAAGAGGAGACAAATGCGAGTCAATCCGAGACTGTGTAGAGACGCGTTGGTGCTCACGTTCGATGAGGCCGTAAGCCACCACGATCCAGCGGTGAGTGACAAGAGCAATACGACGCTGTTCAACCGCCAGAAGCAGCTTTTGCGCTTTGGCGGCGTGGGAACATTGGCGTCCGAAGATCGCATGGCTAAGATTGCTGTGCAGCACGCCGTGCCGGAAGACTTGTACGAGATCATGGCCGACATGCCGTTCGCAGAGTTTGCGGCGGCGGCGCTGCTCAAAACGTTCATTCAGTGCTATGGCGGCGATACGGGCAGCGGCCTATTCAGCGGCGTAGAACGATACACGTTTCTGGAAACACGTTGCCGCCAAGCAGCCATTCCCGTGGCAACACTGCGCGCCTGGTGGGCACGGTTGTGTGACCTGCTGAAAGTACCCTTGCACTATGAAAAGGATGATGTGGTTTTGCTTGATCTGCTGTCATTGCCGCTGGGCACGCAGGGGGCAGCATTGAAATTGCTGGCCGCTGAGACGCACTCGCTGATTCCCGTTGCTCGTTTGTGGACGGAGATCATCAAAAATGCTAATCCACGGTATGCGGAAAAATCTGGTAGGGCAGCCCTTGTAACGCCGTGGCATACACTGACCTTTACGGCGGCGCAATCCAACGAGGGCGCGGCGCGCATTGTGGAAATGCCCGCCATCAGCGCCAACAGCATCCGACATTCGCTTGTGCGCGAGCCGGGGTTCTTGCACCTGTGCTGGAAACTGGGCATCAGCGCCGACATCCCCGGCAAGGCCGCGTTGCCGCCGATGGTAGAATCGCTGTTTGTGAACGGCGGCAACATCGAAGGCGCGCAGCCCGCCAACGCGCACCAGATGGCTTACGCCATGCGCGAAAAGTACCCGCTGCTCGATCTGTTGGGCGGCGGCGCGGGCACGTTCTGGCTGCGCGACGGCGCGCTTTCGGTGCACGCCTGGCTGGTGTGCCAGGAAAATGCCGACGTAATCCCGTTTGATCTGCCTACTAAGCGCACCTCGATTTTCGACATGATAGACGGCGTGACGATTACGCGCCGTGAGACACCGCAGGGTGTGGGGCAGATGATAACCAACTTTGAGACCTTGCTGGCGGGCGCGCAGTGCTACATCGAATTGGACGTTGCGCCACAAACGTTCGAGCGCACACGCGGGGCGCTGTTGGCGGCGGTGGAGTTTGCCCTGAGCGACGCGCCGCAAATGGGAGGGCAAGCGGCGCGTGGGTTTGGCCGCTTTCACGGCGAATGGCTAACTGGGCAAGAGGATCATGCGCGGCTGATTAGCGAATACGAGGACTATCTCGATATGGCGCGGGCCGAACTAGTATCGGGCCTGATGGATGGTACGCTGTGTACGCCAGGCGTGCATCTGTGAATGCACTTCAACGTGCTGCATTGCAAATCTATGCGCGTTCTAGGGGATTTCTAGCACACTATGATCGGGCGCTGGCGACTGTTGAGCGGGCAATAAAGATTTGCCAGCGCCCCTATGTGGCTTTTTCGGCGGGCAAAGATTCTGAGGCTATGCTATGGACGGTCTGGCAAATCGCTCCCCAAGTGCCAGCGCGAATTCTAACGGGGTGGGAAACTCGGTTGTTATATCCCGACCTTGATGACGTTTTGGCTTGGTGGCGCAAGACATTCCCCGCCTCAACGCTGGAAGAGGTTTATGTTGATCGTGTGACAGGCGATTGGGCGCAGGCAACGTTCTACGAACAATGGGTGACGTTCAAGGGGGCGTGGATAACTGACTTGATGTTACCAGGGGCCGATGGGATTTTTATCGGGTTGCGAGCACAGGAGAGCCGAATGCGCGCCCTTGCCTTGAGGTTGAGAAACGAGGGGGAAACGGTTTCGATCTACCATTACAAAACTGAGTCTCTAGATCATATGGCGGGGATGTGCCGTATTTGTCCGCTCGATAAATGGACTACTGATGATGTGGGGGCGCTTCTTGTACATCATGAGATACCGATGCTAAGTATCTATGCAGAGGATATGGAAGCACGGTCACACTATCGGCTGGGCTGGCGGGCAATGCGACTAGGACAACTTATGGCATTGAGAGGGCGCAATCTATCGGCGTACAATACCATTATTGCTAGATTCCCTGAGCTAGAGCGCGAGGTGGAAAGGACGAATATGCGATGATCGAATTGTCAGGCGTGTTGGCGCTATCCGCCAGATACGCGGCGATGAATACTCAGCCCTTGCGCGTGACGCTGTTTACGCGGGGGGCGCAAGTTGCGACGTATGACCATCCGTTTTTGGACGGCATCCTGGCATGGTGTGTGGTAAACCAGATCACCAAGGGGCGCAGCGTGTCCGACGCGCCTGATGATGGCTACCTGATCCCATTGCCGCTGGAATGCTTGTGGCGTGACGAACGCGGATTCCCACTATGGGCGGCCACGCAATTGCACCCTGAAGGAGTAAACGAGGCGGATGTGTGGTATCGCCACAAGCGCCCCCCATCGGGGAGATTCACCCATGCTAAGACGGGTAAGTTCAACATCAGCCCCACCGACGGGCGTTTTATGGAACGGCGCGTGCCTGTACCGACGGTGGCCGCAGAGCAATGGGTTGCGACGTGTGTTGGCAACGCTATCGAAATCGGGCGGCTGTTAGAGACCTTGCGCGCCGTGGGCAAGGAATCGCATCGCGGGTTAGGGGCGGTAGATCATTGGTTGATCGAGCCATATGATAGGTTCTATCTGGTAGATAATATAAGGCTGACGCGGCGCATCCCCGTGGGGGGGCGCGCGCTGTTGGGCGGCTATGAGCCGCAAGACGCGCCAGTTCTAGCAGGTTGGACGCCGCCGCATTGGAAACGAGTGCTATGGGGCGAATGCTGGGATGTGGGAACAGCGTGCGAGTTGGATTTTTATGATGCGCCATTGTCAATCATCTGATTATGTCGTATAATGCGGATAGGCTAACGTTGGGAGACGCTAGGAGCACGCATGTCCATTCTCGATAGACTGCTCGACGCGGCCACGGGCGCGCGCTATGGGCGCAAGGCCAGCGCCTTGTTGCGCGAGAGCAACGCGCTGCGCTCGATAGCGCAAGCCGAGCCGTGGCGATTCTCGCCCATCGGCCCGACGCTGCAAGAGTTCGATTCTGAGACGATTGATTGGCTGATGAATAGCATGGCCTATGAGACCATCGGCTATCTGGGCGGCAAGCCGACGCTCACGGCCACAGAATCGGATCGTATCGCGTGTGTCAAGCGCATACGCCACTTGTACTGCTATGACGCGCTCATCAACCGCTCTGTGAGCGTGTGGACAGATTACGGCTTTGGTGAGGACATTGCGCTCACGGTCACGGCGGAAGGCGAGAGCAAAGAGGGCGAGTGCCAGGCGCTTTGGGATGCGTTTTGGAATGACCCTGAGAATGAGCCGATCTTTGGGGCGCGCCACTTGCAAGAGCTATCGAACCAGTTACTGGTGGACGGCGAGCTATTCATGGCGCTATTCACAAGCAAGAGCAACGGCGGGGATATTATCGGTGACGGCAAGGTAGTAGTGCGCCTTGTGCCGACGGAGCAGATCACAGAGTTGATCGCGCAAGCCGACGACAATGCGACGCCGGGGTACTTCAAGCGCAGCTATCTGAGCGCCGACGGGATGCAGCAAGAGATTTACTACCCCAACCTACAAGCCACACCGCAGCGCCGCAAGCGCGCGCAAGAGCTATTGCCCCCAGGGGCGCGCTTGGCGGAAAAGGAGCGGCCCGGCACAGACGTGGTGATGCTGCAAGTGCCGTTCAAGATTATCAACGGGCGCGGCTGGCCGTTGCCCTCGGCCTCCTATCGCTGGGCAGAGGAGTACACGCAATTCCTGCGTGACCGCGCCGCGATCAACCGCTCGATCAATGCCTACACAGCGAAAGCCAAAGTCAAAGGCGGCTCGCGTGGTGTGGCGGCGGTGCAGCGAGCCTTTGCCTCGACCATCGGCGCGAACGGCTATGAGACCAACCCGCCGGCAGGCGCGGGCAGCACGCTTGTGACCAATGAGGCTGTGGATTGGACGCGCTTGCCAATGGCGTCGGGGGCCTCGGATGCGCGGGTGGACGGCATGGCGCTGTTGTCGGAGTACGCGGCGGGCGTCTCCTTGCCGCCGTTCTTGCTAGGGCGCACGGATACCATGCAGAACCGCGCCACAGCGGATACGTCGCTGCGGCCTACGCTGCGCGCTTGGAATCGCTACCAGACATTCTGGGGCAGCGTGTTCACAGACTTGTGCAATTACGTGCTGGACATGGCGGAACAGTACGGCGTCAAGCAGGGCGTCGCCTACACCGAACGCAAGATCATGGTCAACCTGGACTCCCCTCTCGAAACGGACTTTTACGAGCTAACCAAAGCCGTCAACGAATCGGTAGGGGCGTCCACATTGCGCGCGCAAGAGGCGACGCGCGTCTTGCTGGAGCGGCCCGAGCTGAACATCCCCGATCCGGCGGCGGTGTGGGATGAGATGTATGGCGAGAACGCGCCCGCAGAGACGCCCGCCGCAGAGCCGGAGGTCGAGCCGAACACAGAGCCGACGGAAGAGTTGCACAGCGAGATGCTGGTACAACTGGCGCGGGAGGCGTGGCTAGGAGCGCCGAGCGAAGAGCAGCGGCTTGCGGCGCGCATCTTTGCGGAGGAGAATAGCCCTAAATGAGCGTCCTAACCGCTTTCGCCTCGCATTGCCGCACCAACGCTTACGCGCTGTGGGCGGGGACTTGGGACTATTACGCCTTTATGGACGCCATGATACCGGAAATTGAGAATGGCTATCAATCGGCTTGGCGCGAGGCGCTGGCGGCGCACGGCATGGAGCTGGAGGATGCGACGGAAGAGGAGGAGCGTTACGTCGCCGACGCGCAAGCGCAGGCCAGCAGCCACTTGAACGATCTAGGAGAGTGGATTGAGCTACACGCCAGAGACGGCGAAGAGCCTTTGCTGTTGGCGGCGATCCATGGGCGCATTGATCTGTGGGTCAACGATTTGCAACGGCTGATTACGTGGGCGAATACGGAACTAGCGGGCAATGAGAAACTAGAATGGGTATTAGGGGCGACAGAGAAGCACTGCCCAGATTGTGCTATGTATGCGGGGCGCGTCTATCGGGCGCGGGCCTGGGCGCGGGTGGGGGCGTTGCCGCAAGCGCGGGAGCTGAACTGTGGCGGTTGGCGCTGCGAGTGCCAACTTATGCCTACCACTGCCCGCGCCAACAAAGGTTATCCGCCGCGCCCGCGCGGCTAACGAAGGGAGACAGACATGGCCTTTCACTTGCAATACGATCCGCACGGCAAGCTGTACTTGACCATAGCCGAGGAATACGGCGGCGCGAACGATTTCTGGCTGCGAGAGTTGGACGGGCGCACTTACACGCTATCCTGTAAGCGTGTGGATAGAGACGCGCAAGGCAAGCCGCAATTGGTGGTATTCGAGCTGACCCCGCAGCCGTTCGTCTTGCACACGCCTGAACCGGAATATCACGCCAGAACCGAGACCTTGCATGGCTGATCTGAATCAACATTCCTGGCAAGAAATTGTATTGCGAATGCAGCAGGTTGGGAATCATGCAGGACTTTGCTTGGTTTCCATAACGGCGATTATCAAGGACGGGCAGCTTGTAGGTTGGCTCAAACCGCGAGAATCACGATTTGAGCCAGCAACAGATAGCGCGCAGTTATTAGAGGCGCTGTGCAATGGCGAGCACTTGACACGCTGATTATTGTGTGGTAAGATGGAAACGGAGAACACAAGGGACACCTCTTCTCCTCCTTTGCGATGGGGTGACTAGGCCCGACGCAACCTAGTCACCCCGATTATCAAGGAAGTCGTTACTGGCTAATAAGCTAGTACGGTCACAATGAGCGTGATGGTTCCGAATCCCCGCCTGCGGACGGACTGTCAGGAATCTGCCTTAAAGCCGTCCTGACTAGGAACCAAAACGCCGATCAAGTACCGCGCCAGAGGATAGGATCGCTGGCTAGATGCGCCACTGGCTACCGAAACCCGTACCTAGAGTACGGTGAGCGCCGCAAGGCGAGTTAGGGGCCAGGGCGCATTTCTACAATCGCATATCAATGGGCTTTAGGGCCACACCACGAATGATGGTGCTGGCCCTTTTTTGTTTTGGAGGAAAATCAATGCTCCAAGCCGGAGTTCCAAGTCTACAAACGGCGCGCGCTGCGGCGGCTTTGCCGGGCGGCGGGGTGTACGATCCAGCGCCGCTAGAGATGGTGTGCGCGGGGGCGCAATATGTGACGCTCTATGTAACCTATACTCGCGCTGGGGTAGGCGGATCGGTGCGCGTTAGGCCAGAGTTCTCGCCTTACAGCGCCGACGTTGCGGGCGTCGAGGACTGGTTCCCCGCCTCTGCTAAGAACGTCGGCGCGTTTGCGGCGGGCGCAGATACGGTGAGCGGCGTGCAACGCGAGAACGGCGTGCTATACACAGCGACCGGCGTCGGCGCGGAAACGTTTGCTTACGGGCCGCTTACACTGGAAGGCACAGTAGAGCGCCTGCGCGTGCTCTGCCAAGAGGTTGGGGCAGTGGCGACGCCAGGCGCTTGCCATATCATGGCGGTCTATGGCGCGGAAGGCAGTAACTCCAAGAGCTACTAATGCGTGTTATGTAGAGGCATTTATGGCTACAGTCTCCAAAACCAAGGGCGGCAAAAGCTATCCGGCGTCATCCTACCTGGTGATAGGCGATCCGCAAAGCCCTAGCACATGGGCGCTGCGCGTGAAAGACGAAAACGGCAAGCCTGACCACCGCGTTATGGGTGCAGCATGGGCTGCCCTGCACGGCGGGTATCGGGGCAACAAATACGAGGGGCCTGACAAGGGCAAAGCCATCGCCGCGCTGAAAAAGATTTACGACGCGGAAGAGATGGTCACACCGAGCGAAGAGACCTCAAAAGAGGGGGATGATAGCATGACGGTGAACTTGCAAGAACACGCCACACTCAAGGCGCGGGCGCTGGGATTATCAAAGGCGCTGAAAGAGTTGCTGGACGAAAAGACGTTGCCCCGCGTGATTCGACGCCAAATGGAAAATTTGCGCACTAGCCTCAAAAAGACGTGGAAAGACCTGGAGAATGAGGCGGGCTGGGACAAAGAGACGGCGCAAGAGGACGGCGGCGATCCGATCCCCGTCCGCGCCTTCGAGGGCGTTAGCTCCTTTGCCGATCTCAAAGCGGCGCGGGTGGCGACGGAATACGTCAACGATATTCAATCGCTGGCCTGTGATTTTCAGATGTTGGTCAGCAACGTGCTCGAAAGCGACGAAATCCCCGCCAAAGCTGAGGCGATCCTGGCGCTGGCCGAAGAGTTTGTGAGCGAGCTGGCCGCCTTGCAACCTGAGTCTGAAAATGGCAGCGAGGGCATGATGACGGAGGGCCAAGCCGATGCAACGGACGCCGGTGAGCCGCTTGCAGAAACGGCGGCGCAAGCAGAGGTTGAACCAGAGCCGCAAGCCGAGCTGGTAATCGAAGCACAAGAGACGCCTGCGCAGGTTGAAATCTTGGTAGAGGATGGTACGCCCCTTATGTCTGAACACATTGCCGAACACGCGATGATCTTGGAGGCCACGCCGGTATCGGACGCGGCCAATCGTCGTGGGCCGATCAAGGTCAAGACGGCGTTCATCCAAGAGGGTTGGGGCAACGAACGCGACGGGCATTATTATCCGGGCGATACATTGGCGGCAGGCGCGGCGCTGTTCCGTGACGCCAAGATGTACTTGACCGATCACAAGCAAGAGGAAAAGAGCGTCAATACCGAGGCGGCGTTCATCTCTTCTGTGGACGGCTTTATGCCTGGGCAGGGACTTGTGGGCAACGTGGTAGTTTACGACCCTGACTTTGCGGAGAAGGTTCGCAACCTCGCGGATGTGGGCCGCCTTGACCTTTTGGAATGTTCGATCTATGCCGAGGGGGAGACGCAAACCGCTCGCATCGGCGAGCGCGAAGGCAAGATCGTCAAGCAAATCACGCGAGTGCATAGTGTGGACTGGGTAACGCGCGCAGGCGCGGGCGGCCATGCGGTTGCTCTGGCAGAGGCAGAGGCCGCCGCCGCGCCGAATACAACGGAAGGAAAGATTATGGACAAAGAAAAGGTCGTAGAGCTTTTGGCGCAGACGCGCTTGCCCAAGCCGCTGCAAGCGGTGCTGGCAGAGCGCGAGTATGTAGATGAAAAGGCGGTGACAGATTCCGTCGCTGCGTTCATCGAATCGTGGAAGGCAGAGACCGGCGGCGGCGAGCCGTTCGCGCAAGGCAATGCACAACCGCCTCAGCGCGGGCGCACATTGGAAGAGCACGCGGCGGCGGTTAACGACTTGTACAAACGGGCTGGGATTCTAAGCTAAACTAGGAGGGCAATATGCCGGATACCGAATTCTACACGGGTTCTGATTGGCAAGGGTCGAGCGGGCCGCTGATCGAGCGGAACTGCATTTTGACCGACATTTGGCCGCAAGGCTTGGCGCAGGGCAAGGACGTATTGGAGCCGGGGATGCACAACGCCTTCGCCATTGGCCCAAACGCTAACGCGCCATTGAACATCGTAGGCGTGAGCGTGACCTACGATACCACCAGTGGGCGTATCGTGATGAACGTTGCGCCGGGCTTCATTTTCCGCGCTTACGTCGCCAACGTCACGGGTTACAACGCGGGCGCGCCGAACGCTTGGACAGCGACGCTGAATGTGGGCGATTTTGTGTATGTGGATCACTCCACCGACTTGCCCGCCGGCGTGACGCTCTCGCGCTCTGCGGCTGACGAAGACGCGCACAACAACCCGCGTTGCGGTGTGGTATGGCGTCGCCAGACTGAGGAGCCTGACACGGGCATCGGCGGCGGCAATACTGACCCGTTTCCTAAATCGTTCACCGACGGCGCTTCTACGCACACGTTGCTTGTTGACGTGATGCTGTGGCCTGACACTTGGTAAACAGAGAATAACCTACTAGGAGGGTTTTATGCGGCAAATCACTCAGCTTTTGATGGAGACCCGCTGCGAGCAGTTGAAAACGGCGGGCCACGAAGAGCGCATTCAAGAAGTGCGCGATATGTTTCGCTTTATGGACGATGCGCTCGGCTCGGTACGGCTTTCGGGCAAGGGCTTCGACGGCCCGGAGACCAAGCTAAAAGAAGTGATGACCTCGGATGACTTCGACCATGCCATCGGCGAGTTCGTGCAGCGCCAGGTGTGGCCGGGCTATCAGATGCAGCGCTTCGCCTTCGAACCGCTAGTCAAGCCCGACCGCCTACCCAACTTTATGAACGTGACGCGCTATCAGCGCCGTGCTGGGTTGGATAACCTCGAATACGTGGGCGAGAAGGGCGAGCCGCGCCCCGGATCGGTAGTAGACGCTACCGTGCGCTCGTACCGCGTCTATCGTTGGGAAAAGCAATACGACTTTTCGATGGAAGTCATCGCCAACGACGATCTGGGGTACTTTGCGGATATGAGCCGCGAGATGGGCGTCTCGGCCCGTCGCACGCTGGAAATGTTCGTCAGCCGCATGTACACCAACGCCGTGACGATTGCGCGGTTGATCGCCCTGGGCGCGCTGTACTCAACGACAGGCCGCCTGACCACAGCGCGCATCTCGACGGCGCGCATGGCCTTCAATCAGCGTGTGGACGCGCGCGGCGCTCCGATCACTGTACCGTTGACCTACTTGGTCTATCACGCCGGGCTGGAGGATACCGTCCGTACCATCCGCGCCAGCCAACTGGTTCCCGAACTGGCGACCAACGCCGCGAACGTGATTGCGGGTGACTTTACCCCGATCCGCGACCCGTACATCGTGGGCGTTGCGCCGAACTTGCCCTGGTACGCATTTTGCCGTTGGCAAGATAGCGTTATCCCCTTTGTGCTGGCGCGCTGGAATGAGCTTCTAGAGCCTCGCATCGTTCGTAAAAAGAGCGACATCGAGAGCTTTACCTCGTTTTCCGGCGGCGGTGGCGTGGGCAGCCCCTTGTGGGGCGACTTTGCCACGGGCAATATCGTCCTCAAAGTCCAGGATGCCTGGGGTACTTACGTCAACGGCACGGACGGCAACATGTTCGATGTGAACGGCTGCTACTACAGCGCCGGGACTGCGGCGTAGGTTTAGGGAAAAGGGAGACAGATCATGGCTCGACCAAAGAACGTGAAAAAATCTGCTTACATCGCTTTCGGCTCAACGGAGCACGCGACGCTGTTAGGGTTACAAAAGGCGACTGAGGAAGACAAGCCGCTCGTTTACAAGAGTTGGACGCTCTGCGATCCGGGGATGTGGGGGCCGAACGCTACGGAGTCGTTTCTGATGAATCAACTCCGCGCGAAGGTCAACGAGTACGAGAAAACCCCTACTGTCCCAGACGATGCGCCCGATATGTGGCGGCCCAGCCCTGACGACGTAGAGCTGCCGATGGGTTTGCAAGCATAGGAGGTCTAACATGACCGGAATGCCGCACAGCGGGTATGCCCCGCTGACGAGCTTGACGCCCTGGTATCCGGGGCAAATGGGCGTGCCTGGCAGTGACTCCCAACGCGGGATTCGCTATCAGAGCACGGGCGTTATCCTGTACGTGGACGGCGGCCATCCCGACGCCTCGAATGCGCACGATGGCACTGATCCTGAGCATCCGAAACTGACCATTCAGGGCGCGGTCAGCGCGCAACTAGGCGGCGCGCCGTTGCCGGCGGGCAGCATCATCCGCGTGGCAATGGGGCAGTATACCGAGAGCGTGGTGACGCCCGACTATGTAACGGGGCCAAACTACATCACCATCGAGGGCGTGGGCAGTGGGATTTACAGCCCTGCCTGGCAGAGCGCTGCTGTGAATACGCCGTGCCTTGACTTGCGCGCTATCGGTTGGCGCATTCGGGGCTTTCGCTTCTATGCGCCCACTCAGGCGGCCTGCATCGAATTACGCCACACGGACAGCAACGCCAACGACATTGCCATTCGCACGGTGATTGAAAACTGCCTATTCGATGGTTTGACTACCGGGCGCTATGGAATTGTCACACATGGCTGCTATGACGTGTGGATTGTCAATAACGTTTTCCAGCTTTTCCACAACGCTGTAGCGGGCGGGGCAGTGCCTCTCTTTGTGGGCGCTACACCATTGGCGATTCCCTATCGCAACCATGTGATCGGTAATTGGTTCTGGGATAACGATAACGGCGCGATCTTCCCCTGCAACGGCTCAGAGATCAAGGGCAACATTTTCCAGAAGAATGGCTATGCCTATGCCATGGCGCAAGTGCTCAACACGAGCGTTGCGGGCAACCCCGGCGATGACAACATCGTGACGGGCAACACCTTTGAGGGCGACTATAGCATCGCGGGCGGGTTCAACCCCGGCGCGGCGGACTACTGGTCGGGGAACATTTCGGATGACGTAGCGGCTGCACAAGTAGGGGATAACGGCCTAACCATTGCGCGGCCTACGTGATAGGAGCATAAAATGGCAAATATCAAAAATGCGGCTTGGTACGGCGGCGGCTTGGGTATGGACGCTGGCCCTGGCATTGGCAACATCTGGTACGTCTATGGGATTGACGGCGGCATTGGCAGCAACGCCAATGACGGCCTGAGTCCTGCAACGCCGTTTCTGACCTTGACCTATGCGCTCTCCAAGTGCGTAACGGGCAACCACGATTACATCATCGTGCTCGACTACTGGCAACCGACCGGAGAGGTTTGGCCGATTGCGATCTCCAAGAATAACGTCCACATCATCGGCGCCGAGGGCGGCGGCACACAAATGCCGATCATCACGCCGGTCGCAGATACGGCGGGGGTTCGCATTGCGGCAGATCGCGTGGAGCTGGCGCGGCTGTGCATCAACGGCGGGGCAACCCACGGCTGCATCGAAAACGACCCGACCGGGGCCGTTGCTCGTTGGGGCTTGCGCGTGCGCGATTGTTGGTTTGCAGTGCTTGGTTCGGCGCAGGATGGCATTCGCAACGTGGCCGCCAGCGATAACGTTTATCTTGAAGTGCTGCGCTGCCGCTTTGGATTTGCGATCACCCGCGACGGCATCCGCGTCGAGCACAACGCCACACGCTGTATGATCGGCGACGCTTGGGGCAACAACGGAAACATCTTTGACCGTGTAGCAGGCATTGGGGTCAACATCGTAGGCAACGCGGCGGACATCGGCATTTACAATAACATCTTTGTCCTAGCCGCCAACACCGCTGGCGGGGCTATCACCCTGAGCGCAGGCACAGCGGGCAGCGCCATTTTCGGCAATCACGCCAACTATGGCGATACCGATATGGGCAACAACCCCTATGCCGACGGCGCGGGCGCGGGCGCGAACACTTGGGGACTCAACTACAAGGGCGTGACGGCGCAACTGCCCGCCTAAAGGAGCATAAAACTATGGCCAAGAAGCAATTTGCAAAAGCGGCGCATGAGGAGCGCCTACTTGCGGCGCGTGAGATCAAGCCTGTGGCGCTTGATGACGCCGTAAGCATGGCGGAGATCATTGCCTCGGTAGCGGCCACGCCGCCGGAAGAGCGTGACGCGCTGGCGATTTACGCCGCTACTGAGCGCGTGGTAGGGAAGGTCTAGCATGGCTTGCCCCAGCGTCTATGGCACGGCGGATGAATACGCCGAACAGTTTTGCTTGACGCGCCCGCTCACAGCGGAGCAAGAGGCCATCATTACCGGCAACTTGCAGCGCGCGGCGGGGCGGATCAATCTGGCGCGGGCCAGCGCTGGGGCTTGTGATTGCACGTTGAGCAGCGCGGCCAGCGCCGCATTGAAAGAAATGAACTTTATGCTTGCGGCGCTGATCTATAAATGCCCGTGTGGGCGCGTGACCTTTTCCGACAATGAGCGGCAAATGTGGCTGATGGACGCGCAAGCGACGCTGACCTCTATTCGCAATGGCGAATTAGAGCTGTGCGAGGGCGAGACGGGCAGCGACTTCCCGGCCATCGGGTGGGCCGAACAGAGTTGGACGCCGTGGCGCGAGGCGGAAATCGCCTACACGGAAGCGCAGAAGGATTTATAGGCGATGGGTTGAGGCTGCGCGCAAAAGCGGCGCGTGGTGCGCGCCGGGGGAGTCATCATCGAAGAATCATCGAAGGTCATTTTCGGGCAGTTCGGCCTCATCAAGGCGGTCTACATGGGGGCAGCGAACGGCGTATGGAAAGGGCCGGTCACGGACTATCGTTATTCATTTGGCGCTGGCGATAGGATACGGTTCGTGGATAAGCGCGATCTGGAAGGCGAGGGCGAGTGCAAGGGGATGCTGACCTGGTTGGATGGCGAGGGCAAACAGCTTTTCGCAAGGATACCGTAAGATGGTTTACCTAGTCAAGCCGATTCACCCTAAAAAGTTCAAGGACGCCGACTTTCAGCGCGTGATCCGTAACGCCGTCCGGCGTGTGGGCGAGCAGATCATCCGCGAGGATTATCAACAGATCGTAAAAACGTGGTCGGATGAATCCAAGCCGGAGTTCAAGCTACACACCCATGTCACAGCGAAAGAGACCTCGCCCAGTATTGAGATTGAGGTCATAGGTGACATTTGGAAGTGGGTGAACGAAGGCACAAAGCCACACCCGATCTGGGCGGGGATTTACACTGGCAAGAGCGATAAAAAGGTATTGGCTTTCCCCTCGGCCTTTAGCCCTAAGACGAAAGTCGGGGTAATCGGGTCGAGCGCGGGGTCGAAGGGCGGCGATACGGTACTGCGCCCTTACGTGCAACACCCCGGCACAGAGGCGAGAAACTTTGACGCTGCGATAGCGGAAAAGAGGCGACCGTGGTTCAAGAGACAAATGGAACAGGCAATGAAAGAAGCGACGAAGGCGAGCGGCCACAGCATGAAGTAGCTGCGCCCGTCGAGCGCAAACGCAAGCCTAAGATGATTCAGGTCAAGGTTGTGAATCAGCGCGGCTTGACGGCGCTGGTCGAGTGGATGGTGGGCGACGATTACAAGCGCGCCTACGTGCCGCTCGAAACCGTTAGCGAGGGCGCTTGCGCTGAGGACACACTGCAAGCGGGCGCGCCTTATGGCGTGGCTTGGGAAGAATATATCAAGGTTCAGAGCACGCCGCAGCGTATCGCACGCGAGCTGCGGCGCTATGGGATATGGACGTTGGACGATCTACAGCAACGTATAGCCACGGCAAAAGCAGCGGCTTGGGAGGCGTGCGCCCCCGACTTTGCCGCCATCATTCGGGCCGTGAGACAATCGGAGGGTAACAAATGAGCGACTATCTGACTGGGGATATGGGGTCTATCTTTGTCCAGCCGGACGGCCCGAACGGACAGGTCTATTGGTTGGGCTGTCACGAGATGGGCGATGTAGCGGAGCCGACGGGCGATGTGGCGCGCACCTACTGCCCCGACCCGCGCGGGCGCGGCAAGTGGCTTGTAGCCACGCGCACGCAAGGCGCGGCGGGGGAAGGGACGTTCGACATTACGTTCCCGATGGGTAAGACCGCCGACTGGCTCGAAATCTTGGCGCGGCGCGCTTGCCGCATTCCGATTTATGTCAATTCCAGTGAGTGCGGCGAGCGCAACGTGTTCGAGGATTATGACAGGGGCATGGTCGCGCAGAACGCGCTCATCACCAACAAGACGCGCACGGGCATAGCGACTCGCGGCGTGGACGGCGGCGCGCCGACGGAGAGCACGCGCACGTTCAGCTTCTCCTTTGAGAAAGCCGAGGACTACTTTACGCTGGTCTCGACCCGCTGGGCGCACGCGGCTGTGACTATCCTGACCGACATCACCATTGCGGGGCGGGATCGTTGCTTGGGGGCTTGCGGTTCGCCGCAAGAGCCTTGCGACATTCTTTACTGCGTGGATACGTCCGGCGTAGCGGCGGCCTCGATCATCTACGAGTCGTTGGACGGCGGCGAGACCTGGGCGGCGACGGGCGCGGCCCCGTTCGCAGTGGCCGAAACCATCAAGTGCATCGTGGCTTACCCGATCAACAAAACCACCATGCGCATCCTGGTGGCGCGCGGCACGACCGACGCGGGCGCGGCGGCTGAGGTTGCCTATAGCGATAACGGCGGCGATGCTTGGACATTGGTCAACATGCCGGGCGCTAACGCCGAGTTCATCAACGGCCTGTTTGCCTGGTCGCAAGAAGCGATCTGGGCTTGCACCGACACGGGCGCGGGCGCGGCGGGCAATGTGTACAAGAGCGTTGACGGCGGCCTGACCTGGACGCTCTCGCTCTCCGCCGCAACCGATGCGCTCAACGAGGTCACTTTCGTGAGCGATAAGCTGGGCTTGGCGCTGGGCGATACCAACGAGATTCAATGGACGCATGACGGCGGCGATCACTGGACGGTCATCACCGGCCCAGGCGCTCAGGCGGCGGTCAACTGCTTGTGCGGCGCGGTGCTAGATGCGTACCGTTGGTTCGTGGGCTATAGCGACGGCGAGGTCTGGTACACGCAAGACGGCGGGACGACTTGGATACAGCGCGTGCTGCCCTTGCCCACCGGCGCAACGGCGATTGCGGCGGTCAACGACATGCAGGCGCTCGACGAATACTGCTTGTGGGTTGCAATTCAGGCGACGGTGGGCGGCAACGCTTACGCGGCGCTGGAACGCAGCATAAACGGCGGGTATAGTTGGAAGTCCTGGCTGGCCCCGGCGCAATGCGTAGCGGGCGGCATGACGGCGGTATCCGCGTGCTCGTACAATCAGGCGTTCGGCGTTGGCGGCGTGGTCGCTGGCACGGGCCTGGTGCTCGAAGTCGCTGAGGAATAACCTCGGCACGGGGAGACTGAACCCCCCTTACTAACCTCATACAACATCCCGCACAACGCGAGCCGTCGTCTCCCCGGTGAACGTTGTGCGGGGGTTGTAAAATCCTCGTAGGGAGACAACCGAAAATGTCAGAATTTCTTACCGGCAAGGGCGTCAAATTGACGCTCAAAGAGCTTTCCCCGGCCTTGATCGAGCGCGTGTTGACGCAAGTAGAGGATCGGCTGCGCGCCGAGGGCTTGCCGATTGACCCGCCGACCTACACGCTCAAGAACGTCGTCGGGGAGACGCAAGAGTTCCCCATGACGGAAAAGACGCTGGACACACAGAACCCCGACGAAGCGGCGTTCCGTCATGCGAAGTGGGACGCCTACCAGACGGCGCAAGGCAAACTCGAAAAGGCGCAGAACGAGGCGCGGGTCAAGTTTATGCTGACCTGGGGGATTGACTTTGAGATGCCGACGGACGAATCCTGGAAACGATTGCTCAAAGCGGCGGGGGTCGAGATCCCGAGCGACCCCGACGAGCTGCGCTTTACCTATCTGTGGTACTACCTGCTTACGCCGGTGGAGGTCTCGCAGATCATCGCTGAGTTGCAGCTTGTGGCTTACGGCAAGGCGGTCAAAGAGGAAGATGTAAACTCCTTTCGTCAAAGCCTACAGGATTCGGTATCGCAGCGAGCGCGGGCCGCTCTTACAGACGCAGTACGAGCGGTACGTGAAGCGAGCGGGGAGCAAGGCTAAAGGGTGGATGTCCAGCGCGCTGTATGCAAACGATTGCACGGCGCACAAGTGGGGATTGACGCCTGACGAATGGGATGCGTGCTCGGCGCTTGCAAAGGCGCGGATGCGCGCGCATGACGAGGTAGAACGCATGATGCGCTTTGTGGATGATTTCGAGGCGCAAGAGGACGCCAAACGCTAATGCCTGAGAGCATCGGCCTAGAAGCCGTCATGGACATGGGCGCGTTCAACCGCGCCCAAAGTCAATACATGGGCGCGCTCGATAAGATGGACGCTGGCACAAGCGGCGTCGCCAAAGCGATCAGCGGCGCAATGAAGGGCGTCGCCGTCGGCATTGGCTTAGCGGGCGCGGCGTTGGTCGGCGTCGGGTCGCTGGCGTTCAAATCCGGCATGGCAATGGACGAGGCGTTCGACACGCTGATTATCAAAACCGGCGCATCAGGCAAAGCATTGGAAGGCATGAAAGCCGATGTAAACGCGGTGTTCACCTCGATTCCTACGGACGTGGGGAAAGCGGCGGAAACTATTGCTGTTTTCGCGCGCAACCTAGACTATACTGGCAAGGGCGCGCAGGAATTGTCAAAACAAGTGCTAGAAGCATCCCGTTTGCTCAAAGCCAATGCTGAAACCACGGCGGAAGGATTAGCCGATGTTGTCAAATCGTGGGGCATGACTAATGAGCAAGCTGCTGGCACAATGGACTTGGTATTCAAGGCGGCGCAATCCTCCGGTGTGGGCCTAGATCAATTGATGCGTCAGCTTAAGCTTTCCGGTGTGCAATTCCGTCAAATGGGGTTCTCAGTCGAAGAATCCGTTGCGATGATTGCCAAGTGGGAAAAGGCTGGCCTCAATAGCCAGCAAATGCTAATGACGTTGCGATCCGGTATGGGTGGTTTGCAGCGCGGGTCTAAGACGGTGACCGAGGCGCTAGGCGGCATGTCCACACAAGGCATGTCCACAGGCGAGATGCTGCAAGCGTTGGTCAAGCGTATTCAGAATGCGACCACAGATACTGAGGCTATGTCTATCGGCGTCAAAGTATTTGGCGCGCGTGGGCAGACGATGGTCGAGGCGATCCGCGCCGGCAACATGGCATTCGAGGACATGCAAGCGGTGCTAGGGGATTCCACCGGCGCGATTATGGCAGCGTCAGAAGCGACGATGGATTTCCCCGAAAAGTGGATGATGGTCAAGAACAAAATGACCGCCGCGCTCGCGCCGATTGGCATGTCCATGATGGACGTGGTAGGCACGGCGTTGGATGTATTCGGGCCTGGGATGCAAAAAGCGGCGGAGTGGCTGGGGGAAATTGCTGGGCAAATTAGCACAACAATAGGCGAGCTAATCCCACAGTTACAATCATTGATGACGGGTGGTGATATAGGCGCGGGATTAACCAGTATTCTGCAAACGCTAGGTTTCTCCGAGACCTTTGCTGAGGATGTAGGGGCATGGACTGAAACCGCAATAGAATCTGTGCAAGGCGCAATTACGACGATCCGCGAATCCTTGGCCGCCTTCTCTAGGGCGATGAAAGCGTGGGCGTCACACGGCTGCTTACGATGATTGGCGTGCCGAGCGACATAGCGGCGACGCTGGGCGGTTGGGTCGAGACGGCGGTCACGGCGGTGCAGGGCGCAATCGCAACGATCAAGACGGCGCTCTGGGGCGGCGGGGAAGTGGCAGGTGCGGGCGGATCGGCGGGCGATGCGACGGCGACGTTCCTGCTGATGCTAGGCTTGCCGGTGGACATTGCCTCGGCGGTGGGTGACATTGTAGACGACATGGCGACGGCGCTGCAAGAGGGGCTGGACACACTGCGCGGCATGTTCGGCGGCGGGGGCGGCTCGCATGACGTAGGGGCTGGGGGCGCGGGCGGCGGTGGATTCCTGAGCGGCCTGTTCGACATTAGCGGCACGATCAACCAGGCCAAAGAGGACTTGATTATCGGCCTGGCAGAACTAGGCCAAACGATCCTAGACAACATAGCGACGGCGTTCCCCGACACCAAGCCGTACATTGACTCTATCTTTACGCCCTTGCTGGACACGTTCAAGACGGTTATCGTCACCGTCAACGACATGAAAGCGCAGTTGGGGCCGGTGTTCGCAGAGCTATGGGAGAAGGCGGGGCCGCCGCTCGAAAAGCTGGCGAAAGACCTATTCCCCGCGCTGAACAAAGTCATTCAGGCGGCGATTCCGATTGTCGCTAAGATCATCGAAGTAGCGAGCAAGATCATTGCCGACGTGCTGCCGGTGGCGATTGAGATGCTAGACAAGATCGTGGTGTTCATCGGCGAAAAAATGCCGCAAATCGAATCTATCATCACAAAGGCGTTAGACCTAATCCAGGCGGTGTGGGATAAGGTGTGGCCTACGATCCAAACCACCGTCGAGGTGGTATGGGATTTGATTAAGGTCGCCATTGACACGGCCTTGAACCTAATCGAAGGCATTATCAATGTCGCAATGGACTTGCTTTCCGGCGATTGGGATAAGGCGTGGGAAGATTTTAAGAAGCTCGTTTCCGACGCTTGGGATGGAATCAAAAAGATTATCGAGACCCTTGCCGAGGGCATTCAGAAACTAGCGGATGACCTGGAACGGATTTTCGGCGGGATCAACGACACGCTGGAAACTTGGAAAGAAGAGGCCATCAAGAAGGTCAAGGAGTTTCCTGAAAAAGCCGTCGAGGCGATAGAGAAGTTTGCGGACGACTTTGCAAAGGCGGGGGAAGATTTGGTTGGCGGCCTGATTGATGGAATCAAGGCTAAGGCGAGCGGACTTGTCGAGGCCGCTAAAAAGGCGGTCAGCGACGCTATCAATGCAGCTAAAGATTTCTTGCGTATGCACTCGCACTCGAAAGTGACCGCTGAAATGGGTTCCGATATTATGGGCGGTATGACCGATGGCGTCAAAGCAGGCAGCCAAGGGGTTGCCGACGCGCTGATGCAGGTCTCCGAATACTTTATGCTCTTCGCCCAAAGCGTAACGCCAGAGCAAGCCAAGACGATGAAGGCTGTTGCCTCGGCGTTTAAGGACATGGGCGAGGGCGGGATGCTGGCGGGCAACACCTTTCCTACGCTGGAACAGATCACGGCGGCGCTGGATCAATTCCTGGCCATCGCCGACGTGCTGATGGCGCGCATTCAAGGCGTGATTGACGCCATTGGTTATGACAAGATTCACAAACTACGCTTGACGGCGCGGCGGCTATCAGAATTGATTAGCGTCTTGATGATTGACCTCTCGCCGCTCACGAAAAAGTACGTCATCAACTTTGCTATTTTCGACCAGTTGTACCAGGCGTTCTTGCACGCGGCTGGGCTAATCAATCAAGTACGCGCCAAGTTCAGCGACAAAATGCTGACCGATATGACGGCGGTGGCGAGCAATATCAAGGGCGTCGTGTCGGTGATTGAAATTGACGTGAGCAAGGTTGTGCCGAGCAAGAACCCGCGCTGGATGGCCGACTTGGAATTGCTCATTACGCAGATTCAGGCGCTCGTTGATGCGGTGGTTGGGTGGCTGGGCGACATGACACAAAGCGCGCGCAACGCCATCGCGCAAGGGGCCAAGAACGCGGCGCTGATTAAAGAGTTGTACACGGTGCTGATTAGCCCCGCCGACGTGATTAAGCCGTATGCCTCCAAAACCTGGCAGGCGGAATTGGCGTTGACCGTCGAGCAAATCGCGGCGCTGGTCACAGAGTTAGCGACCTGGCTAGGGGCCATTTCCGGCGATGCGTTAGACGCGCTGACCAACGCGAGCGCG